GGGATAAGGTGCATTATAGCTGTAAACATGAGACTTTCTATGCCCTGGGCGTTGTACTTGGCGGCTTCTTGCTTTATATCATAGCACACTACTACCACATCATATAAAAACCTCAAACAATCTAATTTATTGAACTCACTTCTGGTGTCGCTATTCAACTCTAATAATAATAAAGATATTTTACCCATGATAAGCGCTACCTTTACACTGTCTATCTTTTTCATCCGTTGTAAGGCAACACCTATATTATTAATAACGGTAGTTATTGACTCAACGCTAGTAGGGTCAACATTACCAAATTGCCTAAGATTACTAAATATTCCTTGACTTTTGAAATGACCGGTTGCAAATGCCTGCTGACACAATTTTGTCGCTTTGCGTCTTTCTCCAACAAACTTGCACACGTTTCCTTTAACTAAAATTGTAGGCAGATCCTTTAAGCAAAAGAGAGATAAAGACACTTGCGAAATTGTTTTAGTGTTAACGTTAACTAAAAAATACTTACTAGTTTCAGATAAAACGTTAGCTCTAATTATTGAATTTTGACAAATACTTTTCTTCACACTATTATTGAAATGTTTTTTATTTGAATGATTACACTTGTCCATATTACACATTGTCTCGAGTATGCATTGCTAATAAAAGTGCGCGTTGAGGGGGGAGTAATCGAGGAATTTAGTCCTAATGTTACTAATTAATGAATCTCTGTTACCTCGGCAAGATTGCAAGAAATAAAATTTCGTATTTCATTGGTCTTGCACGAGTTCAGGAAGAATCACGATTAGAGCAACTAAAGTTCCTGGCTCGATTACACGCTGCTCATTCGGCTAGCTGCAGAGGCTCGTAGTCCGGCCCATTGTTTTCCTAAAAACATAGGTCCACCTAAAAAATGTTCTATAGAGGGGGTATACCCGACTAGTCAAACGATTTATTAGACTGAATGGCTTGTCCAAAGCAATTAAATTGCTAATAAATAAACAATAAAAATAAAATAATAAGCAAATAATAGATAATTGAATAAATTGATATTTTCCAAAATAATATATTAATACAATAATTAAACCATAAGTTAAAATTGGCCAACGCCAAACTTAGAGTGTAAACTCCAAGTCCAGAGGTGGTAGTGAAAAAGAGATAGAAACCTCGTTTTCCGGGAAGGAGGGGGTGGAAGGGCCAACGCCAAATCTGGAGTATAAACTCCAAATTCA